AAGCAGAAGAGGTAGAACTTGCCTTTCCAGAAACATAAATATCAGATTTTTCTGGTATCACGTTGATTGCATTAAATATAACTGTTGTTTGACCACCTCTAACATCTAAAAATTGTTTTGTTTGAAACGCTGCATTAGCAACACCATTATCTCGTTGTATAAATTTAAATTCCATTTCTTGGTCTTTACCAGATGATATATTCATTGATAATAAATAACCAGTATAGCCTGCAGGTATTGTATATAATGTCATTAGTGTTTGTCCATTACCTTCCGATATAGTTGCAGCAACATCTGATCCACCTGTATAAGTTACAGTAATGGTTCCTTGATTATTTCCAGATGAACCTGCTGTTTCTACAGACATTCTAAATACTCTTAAAAAAGTTTGTGTAGTTGTAACCGTAGTTGTTCCATCCATATCAACTGTTTCTTCAGCCAAATTATAAGAACCATCCAAACCTTGTATTCTTAAAGTTCTAGCACCCGTTCCTGCTACATCGTCATTAGCATCATCGCTTACCACATCAACAGTAACTGCCGAAGATTGCCAAGGATAGTCGTCTCCTGTTTCCCAAATAGTTTCAAAAGCACCTGAACCGATACTAGGATTATATCCAAATTTATTAATCATAGTGTAACCAGGAACTTTACCTTGCTGTACAGCTAAATAAAATGGAATGTCATCAACTGTACTTCCACCTGTTATTGGATTTACATTATTGCAATTACTCATTAGCAACCAAACCTTATACTATACCAACTCATTCTCTCAACTTCTTGTTTTAATTCTTCTTGATATGATGTATTTAACTTATCCTGCATCGTTCGTAACGACTGAGTTACTTGTCTTTGGTTTTCTTCTGTGTACTTAGGAGTGGGTTCAGGTATTACTATATCTACTCTAGCCATGCAACGCTGCTCCTCGCTCCGAAGAATCAAAACCACCTGTACCTCTAGATGGACTACTTGATGCTGTGTTGTTTGCTCCTCCTGCTCTATCATTTCTACCGCTATCTTGATTGGTAGGTTGCATGTTTGTAATACGTGGATTACTTGTAGTTATTTGTCCTTGCATGTCTCTCATAATATCTCTTTCAATAGCTTTTTGTGCTCTATTGTTTCTTAAGATAGCAGCAATTCCTTTTACTGAATCTGGTAACATAGAGCCTACTGTAAAAGCTGCTGTAAGAGGATTAGAAAAACCCATAAGATTATTTCCTACAATAACTGATTTTAAAATATTCCCTTTTAATCCATCAAGTCCTAATTTTTTAATAGCAGAATCGGTGATTATATTTTTACTAACATTCTTTGCTAACCCCTTAACATCTATAGGTGGCATTTGTCCGACAAGATTATTTTCAACCATAAGGTTTTCATTAACAGGTGAAGCGTTAATAGCTGCAATACCGTTTACATTAGATGGTTCGTAGCTACTAAAGTTAGGATCTTGTGTTATGGCTCTTTGTTGATCTAAAATTCTTTGTGTTATCGGATCCATTAGCCCCTCATTCCATCTGGTTGTACATCAGCTCTAAAAGTACCATACCTCCAGTTTTGATCTGTAGAAGTGTTAGCTATTTTTAAACTAGCAAACCTAGATCTTGCACGTGTATCAACTTTATCAGTTGAACCTGTGATTGTAAACGGTCCTAAAGGAGACGATGCAGAATTATTAGATGGATAATCTCTTAAATTTATCGTTATCTCTGCATCACCTGTAATTAATTTAAAATCAGGTACAAATCTTCTCATACTCATAAACACTTGTCCTTCACCTAAATTAAAATCACCTGATTGTATAAAAGCAGGAATAGCTGTTTTGTTACCTGCGGTATCTACCTGATCTGTTCCAACTTCGTGAGCATAATAAATAGTCCCACCGTTTATATTCGTTACACCTTGTATTAAAGGAAAGGTTGGTGTTGTTGTTGAATTAAATTCCGTTGCATAGGGCACATCATATAAATTAGCATCTACCCAAGTAGTTCTTGCTAAAGATCCTGTTGTCCATGTTCTACTTTGATAATTGTAAGTAACACATCGATCGTTAAATGATGAACTTGATTTCGGATAAAACCAAGTAAGTTCTTCATATAAATGATTTAGTCCTACATATACTGATTCACCGTTTTGATAATTAATTCCAAGGTTATCTCCTTTGTTTGTAAATACAAAATCTTCTACTGAACAAGGTAAGGATTTAACGGTACCATCATAAACAAAAAAACCACCAGACTCACCCATCCAATAAACAGCACCATTTACATATTTTATAGAGTGCTGTCCAATTGCTCCACAATTAGAACCTACTTGTCTGATGGAGAAAGTAAAAGGTGGACCAACAAACTGTATTACATAAGCTGAATTGTCAGTTAAAACTAATGTATAGTCTTTTCCTTTTACAGCTCCAACAATTTTAGTTCCAGAGTCTAATCTAAATGTACCTGCAGTGTTTACTGAAGTTGGTGCGTATTCATTTATATTTTCTTGGTCAGAAAATCTTATAAACATTTTATCTTGAGTGTCTGGAGAACCAATAGTAGTTTCAGTCCCTAACATAAGTAAATGTCTATCTCTATCTGAAACTAATGACATAACAGATCTTGTAGGCGCACCACTTACAACAGTTGCTCTTGTAGTTAATGCATTAGGGTTTGAGTTGATTGGATTCCATTCGAATGTTTGACCATTTTTAATAGTCGCAATTAATTTTTCTCCAAAATTATCTAAAGACCAAGATGCAGGATCTATCGTTAAGGTAGAAGCTAAAGATGCTACTCCCCAACCAGTATAATATTCAACACCGGATCCAGACGCATGAGCAGATCTAGTGCCTGCAACATCTCTCGTAATACCAGTTAAATCATTTGTAGATATACCTGTGTAAGAAATAAATTCTGCGCCAACTTTTATTGTTCCAGAAGTTGGAAATCCAGTTGTTGATGCTAGTGTAATTGATGTCCCAACACCTCCAGTACCTGCGGTGTCATCTAATAAAGCTCCATCTAAAGTTCCAAATACTTGTTGACCTCCGCCCCACAGTCCTGTTCCCCAACCAAAGCCGTAAGTAAAACCTAAAGCACCTGCACTTATGTACGGATTGACTGTTGCAGATCCGCTTCCGCTAACCGTTGTCCCTGCTGCGCTAGCCATTGTAACAGTAAAAGAATCACTATCTGGAACAGTGACTACTTGAAAAGTATTTGTTTCAAAATCTGAAGCTACGTATCCAGCACCTACGGGAGGTGTCACTGAAGTAAATGTAAACAGATCCCCAGGTTGTAATGTATGTGCTGCTTTGTTTACAGTAACTGTCGCTGAAGTGTTTACAGTGTCAAATGTACAACCAGTTAAAGCTGTGCCTAAAGGTGTTATATCGTAAAAAGATCCTTCATAATAAATAATTAAAACTTTGTTTGTCCCTATTGCTGCATATCTTCGACCATCTAAATCAGCCCATACAAACTGTTCTCTTGCTGCACCTATCAATGATGAATTAACAAGTTGCTCCCAACCACCTATTTTTTCGGGTAAACCATATCTAAACCTAACAAAGTCGCCATCAGTCCACTGACCTTCTGCTCCTGTTTCCGTGACTTGTTTATTAAATCCTGGTGCTATTTGTACATTTGTTAAAGGCATGTAGAATTATACCATATGAGTTTTACAAAGTGTAGACTAACTCTAAAAGTATCCTAAATTGTGTATTTGTAGGCGTACTATCTTCGTAAGGTATATTGGAAGAAAAAGTTAAAAGCCTGTTTTGTACAGAAACAATTTTATCTTTCCCTAATATTTGAGTAAACCCATCATTTGAATTTATATACAAAATTGATCTTAATGAATTGTCATTCAAAGATATTTCATTTAAATTTTTTTTACTTGTGTTTAAACAAATATTTTCTTTGTTCTTAAGAAGTAAAATAACCTTAGACTCTATTACTTGGCTCACTTTTAATTTATGGCACAAATTTGAAATTAAAGGTTGTAGAAATAAACTACATTCTCTTTTTTCATCAACCACTTCAATTATTTTATGTGTCAGCACATTTAAATCAGCTGTTAAAAAAATTGGAAACTTACTACTACAAATTAATTTTTGAATTTCAAAAAATTTATTATTATTTAAAAAATTATTTTCTACTTGAATCATCTTTATTTTTAGGTTCTTGACCTTCAACTACTGTTTTGTTATCAGTAAGTAATTCTTTTACATCTTTATTAAAATGCATATTCCAATCTGCAACCATTTTTACTAAAGCATTTCCGAAATGACGTAGTCCTTCAGCAGGTAAAAAAATTTTTTTATGTTTTGCAATTATTTTTAATTCTTGTTCAGTAAATTCAATATCACAAGATCCGTCTTCTTTTTGATTAAATACCATTTACTGCTCCTAATCCCCAATACTTTCTTTTATCACGATGCCATTCTTTATGTGGCCCATTAGCATCTACATAATGCAAAAAAATTTGTGTTTGATAATCTCCTAATAATTCTTCTCGATGGTGTCTTACATCACATCCTCTATATAAAGCAGCTTCGCCTGGTTTTAAAATAATTTTTTTATCACCCATAAAAATAGGCCAATCAGTTCCATCATTAGCTATCGAAACTGTAGCTGATATTTCACATGCAGGTCTATCTTTATGTTTTTTTAAAACAGCATATTTTGTATACGTTCTCCAATAACTATATGTAGGTAGTAATTTGAAATTACTTTCTTTTTCTATAATATTTTTTTTATTTAAAAGTAATGATTCCGCTAAATAGTCACCATAAAAACAAGTATCTGCATTATTTATACTATCATCAAAATCTCTTATATTATTTCTATGTGCTATTTCGCAATACTTCGCTATCAAATTAGTTTCATCTTTATTTAAAAAGTTTTTTATTATTTTAAAATTTTTTAAACTGCCCATGCTACAATTGAATACCTTGTTCCTTTCGTAATTGGTTTAACGGAGTGTGGATACATAAAATTACTAGGCCATATTATTAACCTATTTCTTTTTTTTTCTACTGTTAACTCTTGGTTGTTTTTTATATCTTTAAAACACAAATCGCCCCCTTCATAATCAGAGTTAACAAAATAAATTAAACTCACGCTTCTGGAATTCACAGGACCGCTATCACTATGGAACCTATAATGACCTCCTTTTGTGTATTTTAATATTTGTATTTCATTAAGCTTATGTTTGTCCGCATCCATGTTCATACTTTGACTATAATTATTTAAATTTTTTTTAAACATATTGACTAAAAATCCAGTCCAATGTGCTTCAGTCATAGAACCACTTATACTATTTGGGTGCCAAATTTTTACGTTTCTTATATTTGTATCTTTAATTTCTTGAGTCCCTTTGCTCATAATATAACCATCGTCAAATTCTTTACGTTCCTGACATAATTTTAAAAATATTTCTAAATTTTTCTCTTTAATGACATTATCAAGTATGTGAATATATTCCCAAATATTACTTATAGATTTTAAATCCATTTTTTTTTCTTCCAAATTTTATTTTTATAATTATCTATTATGTTTTCAAAAAAACTTATTTTATTTTTTATTAAATTTTTATTTTTAACAAAATTTATTTTCATTTTCCAGTCGTTTCTTTTAAAAGGTATTACCTGAACATAAGGAGTTCCTAATTTTATAGTTGTTTGTAATATAGGGTATTTATCTCCATTTATAATAAAAGGAAAATTTATTTCATTTTCAAAAGTATCTGTATCTACTATACCAGGAATTATAGAAAACCTATCATCAGTGTTATTCATAGGTGGTAAAAACAAACAAGAATATCCTGGTGGTGTTTTTATAATCCATGGATTAATAATTTTATGTACAGGTAAATTTAAATTTTTTTTAATTTCAGGAGATCCTTTTAATTGGTTTGGTGAATGAGTTGAAAGTTTTTTGTTAATGTGTATGTTTTCTGCGTATCTTACAAAAGGATTTTTACTTAATGAAGATTCAGAATAAGTTTTTCTTTCATCTTCATTTATAAAATTGTGATTTACAAAATAATCTGTAGGAAATTTTAAAACATATCCGGAGGTCAATGTGTCTAAAAAAGGCATACAACCTTTTACTGTTTTCATATCGATATTATGTTTTAAGTTTTTATACCAATTAGGTACATTAAATTTTATAGGTTCAGGTAATAATTTTTTATTATTTTTTATTATTTCTGAATAATCAGTTGAACTAATAAATTCAATTTTTTTTGATAATATGTCCACACAAACCTTCTACATAAAAACGTAGATATTTCTATATAATATTATGGTATTTGTAAAGGATGTAAGTATGATATAGAATTATCTTCGCAATACTTTTCCCAACTATATATAGGATTAGCTGTAAAGTCGTGTTGATCAGGAAAAAAATCTAATGTTAAATAATTTAAATAATTATTACAAGTTGTGAATAATACATGTGAACTATTATCAGTGTTTTCAACAAATTCTTTTAATTGATCTTTAATATCTTTTAAATATGAAGTAAGAGAATTTTCATCATAAACAGTCCCTACGGCATTTCCATCACCATCTAAAGATCCTGTAATATCTATAGCTGTTGTTGAATGTTGAGAGTTAGCTGAATCATAATCACCTACAGATAGTTCATTTCTTTTAATTTTAGCAAAATCTGAATCAGAAATAGATACAGCATTGTAATTTTCAATACCATTCATTGCTTCTTTGTGCGTATCTGTTTCAGCTATTCTGTAAACTTTATTTTCTTGTGTGTATATAATATATGCCATAATTTAATTATCCATCATTTTCAAAGATTACTAATCCACCAACGTTACCAGCACTTCCTGCTTGTCCAGTTGGGGGTGCAGGAGTATTATATCCTCTTTGTCCACCGGCTCCTCCTTGTCCTATAGTTCTATCACCCAATAAAGCTCCTATAGCTATATCTGTAGAATCTGCTCCAGGTGCGCTTCCTGCAGCTCCAGGGTTTGCTGGGGGTGCTGGATTGGCTCCGGGATAACCACCTTGTCCACCGGCTCCTCCATTAGCAGTTGCTAAGTTTGTAATATTAGTAGCTCCACCAGCATTACCGCTTTGGGCATTTGAATATTGTCCGGCTCCACCATTTCCTCTTGCTCCAACAGAGAAACTATAACCAGTTCCTCCTGTTACTGCTCCAGAAAAAAAACCAGATCCACCAGTTCCACCTGTTCCACCTGTTCTAGATTCGGTAGATCCACCGCCTCCGCCTCCGCCACCATACAGGTAGGCTTGAAATTTTGTAGCAGTGGGGTCAGCAGTATACGTTCCTGAAGAAGGTCCAGCTTTTATTAAGACAGTCGCAAAGTTTGCGGCACCAGCACCTGAAGAAGCAGCGGTAATTCTACCTTGAGCATCTACAGTTAAATTTGTTGCAGTGTAATCTCCTGCAGTTACTGCAGTGTCAGCAAGTTTATCAGCTGTTACTGCATCGTCAGCTATCTTTGCAGTTGTAACATTTGCGTTTGAAATCAGAGCAGTTATAATTGCATTGTCTGAAATTTTTGCAGAAGTTACAGCATCGTCTGCAATCAATGAAGTTGTAATTGCTGAGGCTTCAATTTGAGCTGTTGCAATTGTTCCACCTAAAGTGTTCAATGAAATTTCACTCATGTTAGTTCCATCAGAATAAGCTGCGTAAATTTTTGCATCAGTTAAAGCAAATCCAGTTCCTGAAGATGTTTTAAAAGTTAAATTAGTTGGAGCAGTTACATTTGTTGCATCTAAAATATAAAATTTTTCTATTCCATCAGGTAAAGCTAAAATTGTTGCACCTGTTAAAGTAATAGTATTAATTTTTAAAACCATGTTACGTGCATTTGACAATGTAGCATCGGACATAGTTAATGTTGTAGTAGCAGAATCAGTTAGAGTTATACCTTCCACTCCAGCGATTGCTTGTTGAATTAAATTTAAATTTGTATTTGTTTTATCACCCCATGTACCAGCATTTTCGCCAGTGACCATTAGTTCGAGTTTTAGATCTGTTGAATAACTAGATGTCATAAATTTTGTCTCCTAAATAATTATAATTTTACCTTAATCATGCAGCTAAATCAACCTCTGTCCAAACATTCGTTACACCCGGATCAATCTCTTGCCATGAAGTAATATTAAGACTACCAGCAGTAGAAGTCAACTCTATGCCTGTAGGTGTTACAAGAGCATTACCTGTAACGGTCACAGAGCCTACATTAGCTGTTAATTGTATGCCAGAAACACCCACTATTTGAGCAGGTATTTCTTCAGCTTGACCAATATTAGTTGTAAGCTCTTGTCCGGTAGCAGGTTCGTTTGTGGATTGTTCTAAAGTAAAGTCTCCAAGAGTTAAAGTAGCTTGTGTTCCAGTGACCGGTACATCTTGTCTTGTACCACCGATTACTTGACCTTCTGAGAATGTTGCTTGGAATAACGTATCATCTGCAGATTTAATAGCAGTTGATCCATTAGCTCCATCAAAGTGAAGTAAGAATTCTGTATTAGAATCAAATGAAAAAGCTTGAGTTGGTTCAGTGAAACTTGAGCCTCCATATCTTGCAATATCAGAAACTCTAAACTCATCTATGTAACCATTGAAATCACCAAAACCATTTTTTCCAATACTAAATGGACCATTATCTTGTTTATTAGCTGTGGTAGCTGTATCTGCTAAAGTTCCGTTTTTATATATTCTGTGAGTGTTTCCTTGTCTTTCATAAGACAACATAGTCCACTCATTTGCATTAACAGTGACTGCAGTAGTAATAATTGTTGATGGATTTACACTCCAATAAACTGCGTTGCCTAATAAATAGGATTGCATTGTTGTGCTTGTTCCTGATTGCCAAATACCTTTGTAACCAGAAACACTACTTGGTCTTATCCAAACATCAACTGTAAAATCACCAGAGCTTAAATCTAAATTAGTTGTTGTCTCAACATAATCATCTGTACCATCTAACAATAAAGAAGATGATCCAAATTTAGCTTGTGCAGTTGAAAGTTGTGCATTGCCTTCAGCAGTAAAATTAAATAAAGGTTCTTGGTTAGTTGGTTCAACTAAAGCGTCACCTGTGATATCTGCAATAGTTCCAATTTCAGCATCTAACTGATCCTCAGAAGCTAGTACAAATATATCTTGGTCAATTTGAATTGAGAATGATGGATTTGCGTATGTGATGTTTAAGGCATCGGGTGATGTTAAATTAACAACAACATCGGTAAATGCAGTCTCTTCTCCAATAGATGATGTTAATTCAATACCCGTTCCTTCAGCAGGTATTACAGAATAATTAACACCCCAACCTAAGTTTCCAAAAGTATCTCTACCCCATCCAGCACCAATTAAATATGTTGGATCAATTGTTGTTTGGCCTGCAGAAGTTGTAGCTTGAGAGCCTGTTACCGGAACACCAATATTAATTACTTCTTCACCAATACCTAAAGTCATTTGTTGACCTGTAGGTATAATGTCTACAGAAGTACCACCAACTGCACCTGCGTTAGTTGCAGTTAATTGTATTCCAGTTACATCAATATTAGCGTTAGCTGTTGTTGTGACTGTTCCGACTGAGAATGTAGCTTGAATTCCTGTTGGGTTTGCAAAGGCTCCAGATAAGTCGCCCCAAGCATTTTCACCCCAAGTGTCTCCACCCCAACCTACTTGTAATTCGGCTGTTGCTGTGACTGAACCAATGGATGTAGTAGAACTAATACCTGATAGGGTTGTAGTTGAGTTACCTTGTAACCCAAACTCACCTATACCAAATTCTAGATCACCCCATCCATTAGCCATATCATTTTAGTTCCTTTAATTACGCAATTCTTAAGATTGCAGCAGAAGTTGTGAATGCAGGAAACTGGATTGTAAATGTTCCAGAAGTTGCAGTCTTGTCTCCACCGAAATCTAAAACAGCAACTGCTTCAGTAGTGCCTGTACCACCGTCAGTAGTTGTGTTGTAAATCAAAGCACCTCTAGCTGTTAGTGTAACTCCAGTGAAAGATAAATCAGCGTAGTTAGTAATTGCTACTCCTGATGAAACTTTTACACCGCTGTTAACTAAAGCTTTACCGCCTGCAGTATAACCTGAAGATGATACTTCGTTTGTTGATGCGTAGTTAGTTGTTGATGCACCTAGTGTTGCAACTGAAGTATACATTGCTAATTTAAATGTATCTCCACCTGAATCAAAATCGTGCTCACCACCTAACAATTGCTTTTTGAATGAATTGCAAATTGCGTTAGTTGTTATTGCCATAATTGTTCTCCTTTAAAATTACGTATTTGGTGATGGTGAAGGTATCTTAATTCTAGGTACCCCATCATCATATTCCGCACGTCTTCTTCTCCCCATTTGTTGAAGAGCAAAATTCTGTACTTCTTCATTATACTTACTTTCATACAGCTTGTACATATCTTGTGGTCCTTTTAAATATCTAAAAGCCTCAGTAAGCACGCCATGTAACAACATTGATTCTTGATAAGTAGACAAAAATGTATTGTTGGAAGATGTAAACTGTGGTGGATCTGTGATGTAATTGATTTGTACAGTGTATGCGGAATCTGGTATAGGAGCTACAAATATATTAAAATCATCCCAGTTAGCCCAATATTTAGGTAAACCTGTAGCCGCATTGTTGTTGTATTCTGAGATAAAACTTGTATCTCTTCTTTCAAGAAAAGTTCTTGTAGAGCCATCAATAACTTGAACAGATCTAATTATGGTTAGATCTGCAGGTAATGATACGTATCTATTTCCTGAAGTAAATGTAGAAGTTGAATATTTTCTTAAATCATCATAATCAACTTTACCGGCAACATCTAGTTCTACTGATCTTATAAAATCTTGAATAATACTATCCGTTAAAACATTACTGTCTACTTCAGTGTAGTTTCTTACTTGTGTTAAAAAATTTGCATACGTAACTGCCATTAAGTTATATTAACCTCCGCTTGACCAACTAGTGCATCTAGTTGTCTTCTTCTATTTTGTAGGGAAGGATCAGCAGGAGTCATAGCTGAGGTTCCTTGATTAATAAATGCAAAATCTCCTGGTAAAGATAAATTAGCAACGCCAACTGTTATTCCACCAGAATCAGAAATTGTTTGATCATCTGCAAATTCTTGAGTTGGTTGTTGAAACTTTTGATTTCTTGAATTTTGTAAAGCTATTGCATCAGCTACATTATACTTTCTTCTTATCTGTGGATGTTTTGGTTCAAATTCAGAATAATGAACTAAAGAACCGTTCCATTCCTTCACCATCTCATTGTATGGAAAAGCCATTCCTGATCTATCCGATATTGATTGTGATCTTTTTCCTGTAGCCCATTTTGGCATAATTATACTCCGTTAGGATAAAAAGATTGTGGAGTGATGTATGTAGATGTTCTTTGACCATC